TTTTGAGTAGATGTCTTGTAATTGTCCAATAAGGTAACAAGCTACTAAAAATACGGCTAAAAGTTGTGCGGTTTCTTTTTTCATTGTGTTTGTGTTTTGATTAAATAATAACCAAATATACAAGTTTTTCACAATCCACCAAATATTTCTTAGATTTATTTTTGTAACCTTGTTGCAATTATAGGAAGGCATACCTACCAGTGCCACGTTTAAGGCTGAAGTTCTGCCAAGCCAAAGCCAAAGCCATTACCGCATCGTCGTGAAAGCCTGAAGGTGCGGAGTACTTAACCCCCGTTGCCGTGTATTGATACTCAAATACTTCAAGTTCCTGGCTTATTATCCCCTCTGGGTAGCCTATTTTACCTTGATGTATTGCAGCTTGTAAGCCTTCCATTAGCTGCTGCTTACTTGAACTTGTAAACTTTAAGCCTTGTATCATTACCCCTTCTCTTTGTAAGTCCTCGAGGATAGGGTCGCCAACCCCCGTAGAATCGACAAGGATAGGGCATTTAGGCAGCCTAAGGATAGTTTGCTTGGTATTGTGCCAATCCATTTGAAAGCGGTCAAAATAAGCCACGTTTCCGTCTTCGTCTAAGCCTACTATTACAGTCCAATCGACCGACTTAGCAAGGTCAATTCCGTATGCTACGACAGGCATAGTTGTTACTGGGTGTAAGCACTTGCGTATGTGTTGGCTACCGAAAGGGTTTGCTGCGTTTTCGGCAGGGTTTGCCATATACTCTTGCTCAAACACAACTTCTGGTAGTTGCCTACGGGCATCGTCTATCTCTTGTGGGTCTATGTATGGGTTATCGTATGTCGTAAACTTAAAGCTTTGCCAATCGGGTTCGGCTTTGCTAAATAAACTAAAGAAGTAGTTTTTACCTTTAGGGGTGCTTAAAAATATAGCCTTACCCTTGTAGTCCGTTAAGGTAGGTCTTATTGAGTTTAGCCACCCGTCTTCTAAGTTAGGTATAAAGGAAGCCTCGTCTATTACGGCTAAGTGAAACTTTAAACCTCTAAGATTATCTAACCTTTCTCCTGTAAAGAAACGTATGCTGCCACCTGTAATAAAAGTAATAACAAGGTCGCTTTCGTTCTTAGAATATATCTCTAATGGCAATAGGTCTACTATTTCCTTAAAGAATATCTTCCCTAACTGATAAGTAGGTGTAATGTAAGCTACACGCTTTTTATTAACTGCAGTTTCTATGCTTATTGTTTGGCTAATCAAGGACTTACCAAACCTTCTACCTGCCATCATTACAATAAACCTCTTATCGCAGTCAAGTACTTGCTTCTGCGCTGGGTGTGGGTTATGTAACTTCAAGCCTATTGTCTGCATTATCTATCGTAAGTTATCTTAATCTCGCTTACTTCGTGTTTGTTCTCGGACTTCTCTACTAAGCTATTCAATCTTTGAGTTATGCTTGGATTGTAAACCCCTGCCATTCCCCCTTCGATTTGGTCTTGCCTTATTTTTTTCCTAATATGCGAACAGATAGTTAAAAAATCTGCGTAAGCATTATTTGTATTAGCAAAATAGTGGCTTAAATCTCCTATAATGCCTTTGTCTGCGCAATAGTTTTCAAAGCCTTCTATTGTTAAAGGTCGCTCCCTTAACCTATAAACTTCATCTCCGTCTTTGCCTACAAAGTCGTGTACTTTGATAGGATTGCTTTTGCAGTATTCTGCGTACTCGTTGAAGTATTGAAGCATTAATTCTGGTGTCTCTATAAGTTTAAACCTACCCATCTATCTTGTTTTTATAGTGTTGGCATATTCTATCCATTACTGAAAGGTAATATGTGTTAAAATCTTTGTAGCCTTCGTTGTCTTGTTCGTATGTCTTGTATAAGATGCCCCTTAATCTTTGGCTCGGTGTTTTAAACGTGTCTGGGTCTGCCTTTAGGTTTTCTACTACATCTTGCTCTTCTTTGCTAAACGGCTCTTCTTTGATTGCCAAGTAGCAGAACTGTTGGTTAAGTTGGAATATGTCCGCAGCATCTTTAGGACTTAGTTCCTGGGTTGCTATTGTTAGCTTGATTGTCTTGTCTTTGCGTGATGCTATGCTTTCTATTTGACTTGATAATAAAATCATAGTATGCCGTTTATTATATCGTTTGCTTCGTCTATTGCATCTTCTTGGTCGAGGTAAATATCTACGTCTGCTATGTGCTTATTGATTAAAGTTTCTGCCATAGCATAGGTGTAGTGTCCTATTGTGGTCATATCGTCTCCGTTTTTACCCGTCTTACATACCGCAAGGAAGTAAGCTTTGTGCGTAAGGAGTAGCCATATAGCGTTTAGTTTTCTCATCTACCTTGTCCTCTATAAGCTTTTTCTCTTGGCGTATGCTTATTAAAGGACTTCTTTGCAGAACCTCTTTTGCGTTTGCCAAAGCTAATTTTGTTTTTATTTTCGTTACCCTTTGCCATAATTTTTTGCGTGTATGTCTTTTAAAAACTCTTTATATTGTTTTTTATCTCCGTATTCTATGTGGCAATTCCTACACAAACCCATTAGGTTTTCAATCGTGTCTTTGTCTTTGCTGCCACCCATTCCCCTCGCCTCAATATGATGTATATCTACCGCTTGTGAGCCACACACTTCGCAAGGAATGAAGTCCGTTTTTTTATACCCCATTCCCTGCAAATATATTTGTGTGTGTTTCTGCATAGTTTCCCCATTAATTTTTTTCGTTGATTAATAATAATTGTTTAAAAAAATTAACTATGCAAATTATATTTCAAGTACCTATCTACTGAACTTTTAGATATATTATATTTCAAAGATAAGTCCTTTTGTGAATATTTTTTTGTACTATAATCTTCTTTTAATTTGCTAATCATATCGTAAGATACTTTATAGATGCCTTTAGTTTTAGATACCTTTCCTTTATTGTAACAATAATCTCCGCCATCTGTTGCATTAATTAAATTGCAGCCAATAGTTTTGAATAATTGTATATAATAAATCTCCTTTTCTTTTGCTTCCTGAAGTGTATTTATTGCATCTTCTATAAGCATTATTTTAATCTCATTACGATATTTTTTAACCCAATTAACTTTATGAAAATTGTGCCTATAATCTTTTAAATGTTGTTTTAATCGATAATTTAAATCTTTTGCAGTCAAGCCAATATATCTTACACCTAAAAAATTATCGGCTAAAGCATATATTTTGTAATTATTCACTGTCAATTTCTTTTAGTTTTCTACTTGCCCACTCAACGCCCTCATCTCCGCCCCAGGCTAACCAAGCTAATCGACCGCACCCATCTCCTAATTTTCTATCGCTATGTTGTTTATGCCTTGCAAAAGATGCCATTCTTGAAATCGTGTCTCTACTAATTGGTTCTCTATTAGCTAATTGCCTTGCCCTCGCCTTTCCTGTTGCCTCTAAGCAACTTCCCCAACCATTCTCTTCTGCATAGTTAATAGCTATTTGTGCGTTCTCACTTGCTGCTTTTGGGTAATCAGTATAGCTTTCGGCAAACTTGCCACCTGCAAGAATAGCCTTCCAAACTTGCATTGCCTTCTCTTCGGTTTCGTAGATGCAACCGCCGTTACCTATTTTCCATTTTCCTGAACTGCATTGTGTTACTGGCATAGTTTACTATAAATATACTTTCGGTCTAAATTTATCTCGTCAAAGTTATACTTCTTTTGGCAAAACTCAAATAGTTTCTGTCCGCTTTCCTTTCTCATATCCGTATCGCTCACTAAATCTTTAATATGTTTGTACCAATCCTTTTGACTTTTAACGTAGTGAATAGGCATATCTAAGTAAGGATTGACATAGCTAACTATTGCAGGGTTCTTTTTAGCAGCCGTTTCTAATACCTTTAAGTTTGACTTCATAGCATTGAACTTGTTATCTACCAATGGGATAACTGAAATATCGCTATCGGTATAAGCACCCATATATTCCGTAACTCTTGCATAGTTGTAGATAGTAGGGTTTAGCTTTAGTCCGCAAGTAAAGGCATCTATCATTTTATCCCATATAGATTTCTCTCCGTCATTGTAACCTGCAATAACAGTTCTTATGTTCATACCTTGTAGCCTTTTGAACGGCTGCCTAAGTATTTCTAAATCTCGCTCGTGCGTTCCGCTACCGCTCCAAAATAATCTAACCTTGTAATCTTCGGTCTTGTTATCCTGGAACTGCTCTTGCCCGTAAGGTAATGCGTTTGGTAAGATGTGAACGTTCTTATTAAATAGGCTTATCTCTCCTGCTAACCTTTCGTGTGTGCAGGTGCAAAGGTCTGCAATCTCTAAGTAATCCGTAATCTGTTTACCTATGTTATTGTATTTGTATCGGTAATATAAAAGATGCGTTTCGCTAAGTTCCCAGTAATCGTCATTGTCTACTACTAACTTAAAGCCGTACTTAGTGCGCCAAGTGTCCATTTGCTTTGCATCTATCTCATTAAGCATTCTATTCATAAGCACAATATCCCAACCTTGCTCAAGTAGTTCGTCATTAAGTACATCGGTAATAAGTGCATACTCTTTTTCTAAGTGTACTATTGGCATCATTATTCGGTGCAGTCCTACTCCGCTATTGGCAGAAGTTATACAAAGTATTCGCATCTTATATTCTTTTGGTTGTAATAGATGTCTTGGTATTTTTCCCAAACGCTTTGCGCCCGTGCCAAGCTTTCGTCTTTCATTCGTCTATATTCCGTTCCGTTGCCAACATCGTGTCCTATATGTTCCGACCTCATATCTGGCAAGTAGTAATTAGTAAAGCCTGTAATAGTTGCACGTTCCCCGTAATCTGCATCTTGCATTCCGTATGGGTCATACTCGGTATTGTAACCGCCAACCGCATCTATAAGTTCACGAGTAATAAAGTTATCGCCAAAAGGTGTGTGTGTTTTATGTACTCCGCCTATTATTGGTGGTAACTCTTCTACGCAATGTATTCCTATTATGCCGGTCTTTTCTATTCGTTGTGCAAACAATACAAACTTAGCTAACCAATTCTCAGGAAGTAAAATGTCATTGGCTAATAAACAAACCGCATCATAGTTTTGGGTTATCCTAAGTCCTGCATTTACTCCTGCTGCTATTCCTCGTTTTTCTTTTGATAAATCATAACCTGCAAACGGGTAGTTAAAAATTTCGTGCGTGTCGCTTCCGTTATCTATTAAAAAGCAATCTGCATTGTAACCACTATTGTAAAAGTTTTGGTTAATTACACGCTGAGTTAAGTCGTGTCTATTTTGTGTAAGTAATAAAATAGCTACTTTCATTATCTTATATTTGAGCCGATTTCTCTTGCAGGAACTCCTGCGTATTTAGTATTTGGTTTTGCATCTCCTTTTACAAAAGCACTTGCACCAATCATACAATTTTCTCCTACGTTTGCAAACTGATGTAGAACTGCGTTAAGTCCTATATTAGCACC